TAATAATAATGTTAATAATCTTGGAGAGGAGATGAGGCAGTGCACAAGCGAAATAACAATTAAAGTGCTTGGCCAGCTAATTGGAGAAGGTGCCAGCGATGATCGACCCATCGTAAGAGTTGATGAAAATGTTGTAGAATACCAATTTCCATCGGAGCTTGACGCTCCAGCCGGAAACTTTACTTTTTTTGATGACTAGTTCCTGAAGTGAAAAACTTGGTTTCTTAGCATTCAGGTAGCTTTTTGAGATGAAAAATACTATTTAAATTAGATTGAGACATCAATTAAGTCATTTTTTAAAAGAGGGGCAACACAATGTCAGTAAAGAGCTTTAAATTTGTATCTCCTGGGGTATTTATCAACGAAATTGACAACTCCTTTATTCCAAAATCGGCCGACGCAATCGGTCCAGTTGTCATTGGCCGTGCTACGCGCGGACTTGCAATGCAGCCAATAAAAGTAGAGTCATACTCAGAATTTGTTGAATTATACGGTGATACCGTTCCAGGAAATAGCGGTGGTGATGTATATCGCGCCGGAAACTTTCAGTCTCCGATGTATGGAACATACGCTGCAAAAGCGTTCCTGAACTCAAATGTTGCGCCCCTTACCTATATGAGGCTTTTGGGAACACAAGATACCAATGCTACTACGGCAGGCAAAGCCGGCTGGAAAACAACACAAACTCCCGCTAGAGATATCTTTGCTAATGGCGGTGCTTATGGTATGTGGGTTTTTGAATCTGGCTCTAGTAACCAGTTGGGCACCGGCTCTCTTGCTGCTGTTTGGTATATTGATTCTGGTTCGGCAATTTACTTAAGCGGTAATATGCGCGGCGGCGCCGCCACCAAGCGGTACGTTGACGGCGCCATAGATGGCACGGCCAATGGTGTTGGGGTTATTATTGGAGCTAGCTCTGATGGCTTATACACTGCGTTTATTACGAGTTCTGACGGAAGCTCTGAAAAAATTACATTCAACTTTGATGATGATTCTGAGTATTTTATTCGTAAAAGATTTAATACTAATCCCCAATTAGGAAATACTGGCGCCAGCACCTTCTACCCGGCTGCTTCTGAAAAAGTTTATTTTCTTGGAGAAACATTTGAACAGGCCCTTAGAGAGGGAGTAAGTGGCTCTATTACCGGTGGAGGCACCGATGTGACTTCTGCCGAAACACAAGCGGTTATGTTACCCTTGGCCTCTGGTTCGTCTGCTGTTGGTCCCCAAGATATGACCGGAATTAATTATAATGAGGCAGTTGCTGGTTGGTTTATTGGACAAGATTTGGGCACTGCCACAAGTTTTTCCCCAGAATCCGCGACTAAGCTTTTCAGGCTTGTTGGCCGCGGCCATGGCGAATGGCTCTCAAAGAACGCAAAGGTGTCAATTTCAAAAATTCGCGCCTCTACAACAACAAATACTGATTATGGAACATTCTCTCTATTGGTGCGTAGCCTAAGAGACACGGATAATAATATCGTAATTCTTGAAAGGTTCGACAACCTTACTTTAGATCCAACATCGCCAGATTATATCGCAAGAAGGATCGGCGATGTTTATCACTCCTGGGATGCCACCGCAAGAAGGTTAAAACAATATGGCGAGTATCCAAATCAATCTAAATATGTTTATGTTGCAATGAACGACGAAGTAGATCGCGGCGCCACCGATGCTGCTCTTCTGCCATTTGGATATTATGGCCCTCCCAAGTTTACAGATATTTTAGCATGGAGCGGTATGACGGGCTCAGCTTCCGAGGGCTATTCATCAATAAAAAACAGATATGTATATATTGACGCAGCGGTGGCCGGTGTTAGCGAGACTAGCTACACAGCTAATGACTATACGCTACTTTCAGGCAATTTTAGTCCCGGAGCCAATTGTTCTGGTTCGCTTCGGTTTCCGTCTGTTAGACTTAGGCTCTCTGCGTCTGATGGCGGCCTCGCAGATCAAACTAACGCTTACTTTGGAATGCGTACAACTAGAACACAAACTAGTACACGTTCCGATATCAGCGCCGCAGACCCACACAGATTGTGGCTAACCTCGTTAAATTCAGATCCAGTCGGATCAACCATTGCTGGTGTTGATAGCTGGGCATATATTTTCTCAATGGATGATATCATTTATGATGGCGATACCGGTGGCTATTATTATAGCTCTGGCTCCCGCGCCAGCGAAGCAAGCTATACTGCCACAAGCGCAAATACTTACAAGTCCCTCATTGATAAAGATATCAATAGGTTTACGGCGCCGTTCTGGGGCGGTTATGACGCTGTAAATATTATGAAACCAGATCCGTTCTATAATGATGGCATCGGTAGTGCTGATGTTTCGAGCTATACTTACCACACTATTAAACGCGCGATTGATACGGTATCAGATCCAGAAATGGTTGATATGAATGTGTTGACTATGCCCGGTCTTACTAAAGATGCACTAACAACACACATAATTAATGTTTGTGGGGAAAGAGCAGATGCTTTAGGTATAATTGACCTAGCTAGTGTTTATATCCCCCCACACGAGTCATATCAAAGTTCAAAATCTGCAAGAATAGGAACAACGCCCACAGCCGCTGCCACAGCGTTACGCAATAGAAGGATAGATTCTAGCTATGGTTGTACTTTTTATCCTTGGGTGCAGACTCGCGATGAGCCAAGTGGTCAATTAATTTGGATCCCACCATCTGTTGCAATGTTGGGCGTCTTTGGAAGTTCTCAAGCGGCCTCAGATGTTTGGTTTGCTCCTGCTGGATTTAATCGTGGCGGTCTTTCCGATGGTGCTGCCGGCGTATCGGTAGTTAATGTTACAGAAAGACTGACCTCTAAAGAAAGAGATATTCTTTATGAAAACAGAATTAATCCAATTGCGACTTTCCCATCAACAGGAATCGTAGTTTTCGGCCAGAAGACACTTCAAGAGCGCCAAAGTGCTCTTGATAGAATTAATGTTAGAAGACTAGTCATTTACCTTAAGAAGCAAATTGCAATTCTTTCCGCAAGTGTGCTATTTGAGCAGAATGTTCAAGCAACATGGACAAGGTTCAAGGGCCTCATCGAACCCTTCCTAGCTAATGTCAAAGTTCAGTTCGGTATCACTGATTACCGCTTGATTCTTGATGACACAACAACAACTGCTGACTTAATTGATCAAAACATTATGTATGCCAAGATTATGGTTAAGCCTGCAAGAGCTATTGAGTATATTGCAATTGATTTTGTCATTACATCAACAGGCGCATCTTTTGATGATTAAAAACGATAGAAGAACTAATTAAAATTATAGGAGTAACATAATATGCCATTCTGGACCGAAAGACACGAAGCCGGGACAACAGATCCGAAAAGAAAGTTTAGATTTACAGTTAGTTTTGATGGGATTAGCGACCCGGGCGGAAACGGAAGCGTACTTTGGTATGCAAAAACCGTATCTAAGCCAGCATTCCAAATTTCAACAACAGAACATAAATATCTTAATCACACATTTTACTATCCCGGATCTGTCACATGGCAAGACATCAGTCTTTCCTTGGTTGATCCACAGTTGCCAGATGTAACTGTTACTCTTGCAAGAATTCTTGAGGCTTCTGGCTATTCTCTTCCTGGGAATGCGGTTGAAGAAGAGTCTCTTAAGTCGATCTCTAAAGGTGGCTCTGTCGGAGCCCTAGGCCAAACAACTATAACACAGCTTAATGGCGATGGTGTGCCCATTGAAACATGGACACTTTGGAATGCTTTTATTACCGAAGTTAAGTTTGGTGATCTAGAATATGGATCCGATGATTTGCTGCAGCTTGATTTAACCCTTAAGTATGACTGGGCAAGAGTTGAAGTTGCTGGATATTCCGCACTCAAAGGAGATACCGCTAGCGATCGCGCAGCATTTAACATTGCAACCGGATCATAGTATAATATATAATAACAACATAGAGGTGTATATTGTCAAGAAATAGAGATCGCCTGGGTACTCGAACTGTTCAGCATTCCGACCCGGCGCCCCAACAAAGCCCACCCCAACAAGATGGTGGCTCGTTTTCTTTTATAGTTCCTACTGAATTTGTAGAGCTTCCTTCAAAGGGAGCGTTTTATGATGAAAATCATCCACTACATAATCAAGAAACAATCGAAATCAAACACATGACCGCAAAAGAAGAAGATATGCTAACTTCTCAAGCTCTTCTTAAGAAAGGCTTAGCGTTAGAAAGAGTTATTAGCAGCCTTATTATAGATAAAACAATTAACCCCGATTCTTTGCTGGTCGCCGCCAGAAATGCAATAATGATCGCCGCCCGTATTTCTGGTTATGGTAGTGATTATACCACAAAGGTTGCATGTCCAAATTGCGCGGAAACACAAGAATATTCATTTGATCTTTTTGATGCGCAAACTCATCATGGAGAGCCGAGCGATGATTTGTTGGTTAAGCCTCTTGGTGATGGCCTTTTTTCAACAGTCTTGCCAAGAACAAAATTTGAAGTAGTATTCAGGCTTTTGGACGGCAAAGATGAAAAAACTCTTTTAAGTCAGATTAATAATGCAAGAAAAAGAAACAAGGAAGAAAATGCAATCACTCGGCAGCTTAGGCTGATCACCGTCTCAGTAAATGGCGATGACAGCCCACAATCAATTAGCTATTTTGTCAATAACGTGCCTTCGCTAGATTCTCAGCATTTGCGAACTGCATTTACACTAGCAACTCCAAATATTGATTTGGCTCAGCATTTTTCTTGTAACAAGTGCGGCTACGAAGCCGAAATGGAGGTACCGCTGACCGCGGACTTTTTTTGGCCTAAGCGCTGATTACATGCAAAATGTATATGAGCAATTTTTCTTCTTAAAATATTCTGGTGGGTGGTCGTTTAGCGAGGCTTATAATTTGCCAGTTGGCTTGCGCACTTGGTTTGTTGAAAGATTGGTAAAACAATTAGAACTTGAAAGGGAGGCCATGGAGAAGGCTTCGAAAGGTGCTAATTCCGGCCGCTCGCAAACACTAACACCGCATAATCAGCCTAAACCACCATCAAAAGGCTTTTAACGTTTCTTAAAGCAAGGCATCTGCCTTGCTTTTTTTATGTAAAACTATTTAATTATAGTTCTGAGGATTTTCTATGCCTACCGAAAAAGATGTAAGCCTAAATGATCGAATAGCGGACGCTATCGAGAGGATAAATAAGGCCAAGCGCAACGAGAGGCAGCTCTCTCAGGCAATTCTGAGCCTTGATGAGGAGGTATTAAAGGCTCTCCAAAAACGCAACGATCTCAATCAAAAGATCAAAGGCCAGATAACTCAACAGCTTGCAACCTTAAAGAAAACTGTTGGTGATTTAAAAACATTAGTTGACCAGTCGGGAGAATATTATAAAAATGTATCGAAGCTTGGCAATTCGTATCAAGAAACAGTTTTAAAAAATCAAGCTTTAAGACGATTATTAAGCGATCAGGTTGCCTTAAATGAGAGAAAACTAAAAACTGGCGAAGCTATTACCGATACAACTGTTGCCGAGCTACAAGCGGACAAACAACTTCTTAAATCGCTGGATAGAAAGCAATCGCGATTAGAAGGTATTGAAAAAACATTAAATCGTTCCAATCTTGTAAATTCAAAATTTGTGCAAGGTACTTTAAAGCTTTATGATGCATGGGCAGGAGATACCGGATCAGTAACTCAAGGGCTAAATTATACCAGTGCATTATTAGCCGGCCCAATCCTGCGCGGATTCCGAAAAGCTTTTGGCATGATGTATCGGGAAATAAAAAGATTATTTTTTGAAGTCGATAATGTTACAAATGCTTTTGAAAGGCAGACCAATATGGGCTCTCGTTTTACCGCTGGGATGATTTCAAGCTATGAATCGGTTCGCGGCCTTGGAATTGGAATGGAGGCTTTATCAAAACAAACGGTTAGTTTGGTTAGCAATGTCACTGATTTTACAATGGTTAGTAGTACCGCGGCCGATAGAGTTAGAGATACGGGGGCTATGCTAGAAAGAGTTGGTGTTCAGGCTGATGATTTTTCGAAAGGCATCCAAACCTCCATGAAATTCTTTGGCCAAAGTATTATGGGAGCAGAGCATACTGCGCGACAACTCCTCACGACCGCCCACGAGCTTGGAGTTACACCACAACAGATGGCCTCAGATTATGCCAGAGTTGGCGCATCTTTAGCGAAGCTTGGCAAAGAGGGCCCTAGAGCGTTTCAAGAATTAGCGCGCGTTTCTAAAATTACCGGCATGGAGATTGAGAAGCTCGTAGCCTTAACTAGTAAATTTGATACATTTGAAGATGCAGCGACAATGACCGGTCAGTTAAACGCAGCACTTGGCGGCAACTTTGTTAATGCTATGGATATGATGATGACCACCGATCCTGTTCAGCGGTTTGAGCAACTAAGAAATGCGATATCAAGCACCGGTTTGACATTCGACGATATGTCATATTATCAAAGACAATTTTTCGCTAATGCCATGGGTCTCAGCGATGTTGGTGATTTGGCCTTAATGATGTCTGGCAACATGGAGATGATGTCTGGTGCAACTCAAAAAAGCGCCGCAGATTATGAAGAAATGGCTCGTCAAGCGGAAGCAACTATGTCGATACAAGAAAAGTTTAACGCAATTATGGCCGAGATGGCACCTGTTTTATTAGAATTAATGGATGATTTTCATGAATTTTTTAATTCAATTAGAGAAAATGAAGAACTTTTAGAAAATCTTAGACGAACTTTTGAAATCTTATCCACTGTATTCCAGGCCGGCCTATACCTTTTAGCCAACTGGCCTAAAACAATTTTGGCTGTGATGGGTGTTATATTGTTATTGGCAGGAGTGTTTACAGTTCTCACAATACTTAAAATAAAAAATACTGCCGCAACTCTTGCTAGCATTCAAGCAGACATATCCAAAATTGCTGCTAGTGAAGCTTTGAGCAAATCAATGGCCAAGCAGGGCAAAGTTATGAAAGTGACGGGCAAAGGCGCCGGCGCCGGCGCCCTTGGATTGATGAAGTTTGCATTAGCAGTGTTGATGATCGGCGCAGGAATTGGAATCGCTGCCGCCGGAATTGGCTATATGGCAACTGGATTTGCTAAATTATTTGACTCTATTGATGTTAAAAAATTCGGCTTAATTTCAAAAACGGTAACCGAAATAACTCTCAATATCCCCAATGCTGTTTTGGCGTTTGGATCGCTCGCCGGCGCTATGCAACTGTTCGGGTTATCCCTAAGATTTGTTCCTGCTGGTCAATTAAGCTCAATTGCAACTTTTGCGGAATCCATGGCAGAACTAAAAGCAGACGAATTATCAAAAGTTGCAGAAATGCTAAAAGAGATCGCTGCCGCCATGAAAGAGATTCCGGAAAATAAAGCGATTGAATTAACCCAAACTTTGAAAGCAGTTACCAGCGCAGCCAAAACAATGGAGACGGTTACTTATAGTAAGCTTATCGTTGAAGAAATTAAGGTTGATAGAATGTCAAATGGAGACGGATCATTTGGTAATGTAGGTCCAGGAACAGAATTGGGAACAATTAAGATTGAGGTGGATAGCGATGCATTTGAAGATACCGGCGCCACTCTCTCTCTAGACACTTTGGGCAATTTAGTATGCACACAAGCGAGCGGCTATTAAGATGCATGATGGCCATACGATTTTTTAACTTAATAAGGAGTAACATTAAATATGTCAATTAAAAATATCTCTCAAGAGGAGGGCCGCTTTGTCGCGACCAGTGAGGCCGGCTTCGACAGCTATAGCTCAACCCGGTTTAGTTCTCAAAAAATAAGAATGAACAATTTTGTTGATTTATCAGATAAATACATGTACCAGGGCGCGATGATCTACTTCGATTCAGTGGGATCCTACGAGTCCGCCGTCTTCAAGGCATATATCACTGCTTTTAACGAAAGCTTTAGTTGTGATTGGGCTTCTGAATCTGTGTTTGGTAGAGCGGATCCAATACATATGTTTAAGCAGGTAACAAGAAACTGTACACTAGGCTTTAAAATACCCTGTGCAACGCCATCAGAATCGTATGAGGCGATGCACCAAATTGATAATTTAAGGGCTTGTTTGTACCCAAACTATGAAAGCCACAACGATGCTTTAACAATTTCCTCAAGCCCACTGGTCAGAATAGAGGTACTACAACCTAGCCTGATAAACACCAGCGCTACAACGCTCGCCGCCAATGGCGATCGAAATTCTAGATTAAATACATACGATGAATTATTTTCATTCGGCGAGGCCTCGTCCGCGGGCAAGGGCGCCCTAGCAATAATTAAAAATTTACAAATATCATATAATCTTGAAAATGGCGATGTTGGTGTTTTTGAAGGCTTAGATGGCGATACCGACGACTTTGTTAATTTTGTTGCAAAGCAATTTGAGATTACCCTTGATTTTACCCTTATTCACGAAGTAAATCCTGGTCGAACCAAAAGAAGCGATGGTACGTATAAAAGCAATTATAATCAATATCAAATTGATGTCCTGATGACCGCTAGCGATCAAGACTCGGCCCGAGAGCGAGCCGCCACCGCCGCCCAAACGGCAGCTGATGCCGCCCGCGCCGAAGAAGAGGCAGCCTCCCAGGCCGCACAGGACGAACAACAGGCCGGCTTTTTCAAGACGATGATTAGTGACTTTAGATCGAACCGCGCTAGCGAACGATATGGATTAGCCGGCTCCAGAAGGGGCGAGGCCGTAAGTCAAGCCATGGCAGCCCGCCGTCCATCGGACCTTGCACAATCCACGCTCGCACAGAACCAGATGCGCGCAGAAAGAATACAAAGCCTCCAAAACGTGAGGGCCGCCGGCCGGGACCCGTGGGGGGCTTCTCCAGACCTCTCCCCATGGGCTGATTTAATAGCCGAAGGATATTGATAATTATGATGATTATACTTAAGGAACAGAATAATGCCGAGATATAAGGGCCAAAGAATAATAAAGAACAGGCTACGATTTTATAATTTTCTTAGGGAGAAACGTGGCGTTGTTACGCTCAGGCACTATGGCACACCAATGTTAAATAATCCCTCTGTGCTTCAACGCGCCTCCATAGCGAAGACAAATCACATTTGGACTTATGGCGATCGATACTATAATCTTGCAAAACAATATTATAATACTCCCACATATTGGTGGGTAATAGCATGGTGGAATGCAAGACCGACCGAGGGTCACATTAAGCCCGGCGATATAATTGTTATTCCATTAAATTTAGAAGAAGCACTAGAAGTGCTCGGAAGTTATTAAATGCCAGTCCCGATAGCATTAGGCTGGGCGATTACGTGGAGCGCCACCGCCATCGGCGGGCTGGTGACATACCAGCTCGGGATCGATCCGGTGGGCACTGTTCTCGACGCCGCCCAGTCACAAGCATTAAATGATTTCAATAGAGAAGTTAATGATCTACATGCACATCAAAGAATTGAGGCTGCGTTTGCTAACGCTAAGCCTGAGATTGAAGAGTGCGCCAGGAGATACATCGAAGCAAGTAACGATTTATTGGAATTTGCAGAAGAGCTGTACCGCAATACCAATCTGCCAACAAATGCTTTCGCCGCCGAAGGTGACTCCGATCTTGTGTATTATGCGCACTTTGGCTCTCACTGGGACGATTTTGCTAAAAAAAATGTCTTGCAAATAGAAATGGTCAATGGCAGGAACGGCTTTCAAAAATTCTCTCGCGGGTTTATTCCCGAAACCGGTACCGCGGGAGCCGCAGACCCGTCGAGTGTCCCAGGATCAATAACTTGGTCCCTCGATAGCGATACTGTTGTGTCAGACTATATTGAATTCAGACAATTCCCTGATTACTCGCCTCTCGGCATCGGAAGTGTTTACCTCAAGGGCTACGCGCAAATATATGACCTCGAAACGAACGGCGGTTATTTTAAGCCGTATGGCCAGCGCGCCGGCTCAACGGCCGCCGAAATATACAGAAATTTCACCGAGCGAGGGTACTCGATCCCGGCGCGCGCTGTGGGGCTCGCCTCCACCTACGGCCCCAGCTCGGGCACGGCGTACTCCACCCTCTGGAATTGGCCGCCCGGCACTGATGTTAGCAAGATTAGCGAAGGCTATTCCACCGAGGCTGCCGGATATGCTGCACCGACCGGTACTCCAGGCGTGTGGACACACGGCTGGGATATAGAATTGGTTAAAGCAGTTTGTTATAAAAATCTTCTTAATTATTATATTTCAACAATATGTGGTCAAATATATTTACTTTGCTCATTTGATGCGGAAAGTATATCGCCGGGCACACAAAGTTCGGATGAGAGAACCCTCACCAGTTTGGAAAACATTCTAAAACTTGCAACCGATCGATATAGTCTTTATG